CTATAAAAATAAACTTTCCCTATATATATATTATATCTAGATATATCTAGATATATATCTTAGATATATAATATATCCTAGATATATAATATAACCTAGATATAATATATCTTAGATATATAACTAGATATATAAATATATATCCTAGTATATCTAAATATATCTAGATATATAAATATATAACTAGATATAACTAGAATAAATATACTAGAATATATAATATCTTAGTATAACTAGAAAAGAAAAAAGAAAAAAATATTATCTAAGTTAGATATTAGGATATCTAACTTAGATAATATTCAAAAAGAAAAAAGAAAAGATATACTCCATCACCGTCTTTACCCGAGGAAGGTAACTTCACGTATATGAAGTAAGTACTTACTTACACTAGAAAGGGCATATTTCCTAGGGTCTTGCAATTTCTGTATAGAAATATTTAAAAAATTTTCAAAAACCTCTTGACAAAATCTTAAAAATGTGGTATAATATATATAATAGCAAATAGAAAAATTTATACGCATTTCGCTGATCAATCAGCTTATGTCTATCCCAAAAGGACTTTCTGATCTTTCACAAGTAGATACTGATCTTCCTCAACCAACCAATGGGGAACTTCCCATTGACTGGTCTCTTGTTCCAGAGGTCTTGGAACCTAAGAAAGTTCCTACCCGTCCTACAAAGAGGGAAAAAAGAAAGCTCCAAAAGCATGCTCCCGGACAGTGGTGGCCAGAAGAGATGAGAATAGCAGCAGTGACTGCCTACGCTGCTACAGGGAGCTTGAAAAGAGCTTCAGAAATTAGCAGGGTCACTTACGGCACTCTCAAGCGATGGAAGACAGAAGATTGGTGGCAGGAGATGCTCTCCAGAGTCCGCCAAGAGAAGGACGAAGAGCTAGACGCCAAGTTCACCAAGATTGTTGACAAAACTCTTGACACTATCGAGGACAGACTTACCAACGGAGAGTTGGTCTATGACACCAAGCGAGGAACCATTGTCAAGGTCCCAGTGTCCACAAGAGATGCAGTCAAAGTTGCAGCTTTGGCAGTAGAGAAGAGACAGTTGCTCAGAGGAGCTCCCACTTCAAGAACAGAGCACATTCGGTCTAGCGAAGTTAAAGATAAACTCCAATCCTTGGCAGAAGAGTTTAAGAAATTCGTAAAAGCAAGGGACGTAACCCCTACTAAAGAACAAAACGAAGAAACAAAGGATGCTTGATGCAAAGGTTATCGAAGGATTTGTCAGAACTCTTCTGTGGAAGAGATTCGACAATGCAGTAGAGATTCCTCAATGTCACAGAGAGTGGTGGGAACTCTTTACAAGCAATGATACCTTCGTAGCACTTGCAGCACCTCGGGGACACGCTAAGTCAACAGCAATTACTCATTCATACACACTTGCTTGTGTCCTCTTTAGGGAAGCCAAGTTTGTAGTCATTGTCTCAGATACTGAAGCACAAGCCTCTCTGTTCTTAAATGACATCAAGAGCGAGTTAACAGATAACGAGAGCTTGATTGATGTCTTTGGAGTAAAGAGATTTACAAAATTCACAGAGACTGACATTGTTGTCGAGATGAACGATGGCTACCGCTTTAAAATTGTTGCTAAAGGGGTAGATCAGTTCAAGCGGGGTCTCAAGTGGGAGGGAAGGCGTCCAGACTTGATCATCTGCGATGACTTGGAAAACGAAGAAATTGTTTACAACCAAGATCGCAGAGAGAAGTTTAGAAAGTGGTTTTATGGTACTCTCCTTCCTGCAAAGAGTGACAAAGGGAAAATCAGAATCATAGGAACCATCTTGCACCTTGACTCTCTCCTAGAGAGATTGATGCCTAAAGGGGAGTACTGCAAAACAGTTGGTCTAAAAGAGATTAACACGAATCCGAAATCCTTGTGGAAATCGGTTAGATATAGGGCACATAACGAAGATTTTTCTGAAATTCTTTGGAAAGAGAAGTTCTCAAAAGAGAGACTTCTCCAAATCAGGAAAGAATACGTTGACCAAGGGATGCCTGATGTGTACTCTCAAGAGTACCTGAACTATCCCTTGGACTTGTCAAGAACCTACTTTAGACGGGTAGATTTCATTGCTCAGACAGAGGAAGACAAAGAAAGACCTCTCAGATATTACGCTGCAATGGATTTGGCGATCAGCCAAAAAGATAGAGCAGATTACACTGTAATCGTTGTTGTTGGAGTAGATGATAGGGGAATCCACCACGTAGTTGATGTCCGAAGAGATCGGTGGGATGCTTTCGGGATTATCAACGAAATGTTCTCTGTTCAGCAGAGATATGAACCAGAACTCTTCGGAATGGAAAAGGGAATGATTGAGAGGTCTCTTGGTCCGTTCTTGAGAGCAGAAATGATCAAGAGAGGAGTGTATATCAACATCCACTATCTTCCTCCAACAAAAGACAAGCAAGCAAGAGCACGGTCTCTACAAGCTAGGATGAGAGCAGGAGGAGTAAGATTTGACAAATCGGCAGATTGGTATCCTGCTCTTGAACAAGAAATGCTAAGATTTCCAAGAGACAGACACGATGACCAAGTGGATGCTCTCTCGTGGATTGGATTGATGTTAGATTTGTTTGAAGAAGCTCCCACAAAAGAAGAACTTGAAGAACAAGAATACGAGGAAATGCTGAATGAGTTCCCTTCTGGCAGAAGCGCAATCTGCGGATATTGAGTACAAAGAAGAGGGTTCCTACCTCTCAATCGAGGAGATTGTAAATTCCCCCAATGTAGCAGAGTTGCTTGACGAGCAGGAAAGGTCTCGTATTGCTTCTGAAGTTCTCTCTGGATTTTACAGGGATTTGGATTCCAGAAGAGAGTGGGATGAGAGGATGGCAGAAGCCACCAAGCTCGCCTTGCAAGTGATGGAAGAGAAAACCTTCCCGTGGCCGAACGCATCCAACGTCAAGTTTCCTCTGCTGACTATTGCAGCACTTCAGTATCATTCTAGGGCATATCCTGCTCTTGTGTCTGGTACGGATATCGTTAAAGCTAGGGTCTTTGGAGAAGACCCGGATGGATCGAAAACTGCTCGGGCAGAGAGAATTTCTGCCCACATGTCTTTTCAACTTCTGGAAGAAGACGAGAATTGGGAAGACCAGACAGATAAATCCCTTCTTGTGCAGGCTATCCTAGGATGCGTTTTCAAGAAGAGCTATTTCGATGTTACAAAAGGCCACAACGTATCTGAGATGGTTCTTCCTAAAGATTTGGTTGTCTCCTATTGGACAAAGTCTTTGGAAACTTCTCCACGAATTTCTCACATTATTGAGATGAGTGGGAATGAAATCTTGGAGAGAATTGGCCGTGGACTTTTTCTTGAAACTGATCTTTCTAGGAAGCCCGGACCTTCTACAAGAGTAGATAACCAAGGCATTGCTAGAGACGAAGCACAAGGAGTGACTCCGTCTTTGGAGGACCCTTTCCGTCCGTACAGAATCATCGAGCAGAGCACCTATCTTGATTTGGATGGGGATGGGTATAAGGAGCCGTATGTAGTTACTGTAAGAGAGGATACGGCAGAGCTTCTTAGAATTGTTCCTAGGTTTTTCAAGGAAGATATTGTAAGAAAGAAGGGGAGAATTATCCACATCACCCCGATGCACTATTACACGAAGTACTCCTTCATTCCTTCTCCTGACGGGGGATTCTACGATCTTGGGCTTGGTGTTCTTCTTGGGCCGATTAACGAATCAATCAATACGCTGATTAACCAGCTTATTGATGCTGGCACTCTTGCGAACACTCGTGGGGGGTTTCTTGGGAGAGGAGTTAAGTTTCGTTCTGGTGAGAACACCTTTAAACCGTTTGAGTGGAAAAGAGTAGATAGTACTGGGGACGATCTCCGTAAGAGCATCTTCCCTCTCCCTGTTGGAGAGCCTTCTCCTGTTCTGTTCCAGCTTCTTTCTCTGCTTGTCAATTATGGCGAGCGTATTGTTGGAGCCACGGATGTCATGGTGGGAGTTTCTCCGGGGCAGAATACCCCGGCAGAAACTACTCGCCACGTTGTAGAACAGGGGATGAAGGTTTTTTCTGGAATCTTCAAGCGCACCTACAGGGCAATGAAAGAAGAGTTCAGGAAGCTTTATATCCTGAATAGGCTCTACCTAAATGCGGATACTGCATTCCAGAATCTCTCCACCGGGCAAGGGATGTTGATTTCTCCGGACGATTATATTGATCCTCCAACTATTATCAGACCTGCTGCCGATCCTGATATCGTTTCGAACGCACAAAAAATTATGCGGGCGCAGGCTGTCTTGGAGGCTGCAAAAATGTTCCCAGGATATAACTTGTATGAAGCCAACAAGATGTATCTGAGAGCTTTGCAAGTGCCGGGGATTGAAGTTATTTATCCTGATCCTAATGGTCCTAATGCTGTTCCTCCGATTCCGAATCCGAAGGTTGTCGTGGAGCAGCTCAAGCAAGAGACTAAGCAGAAAGAGCTTCAACTTAAGATGCAAGAAACTCTTCTTAAGTTGCAGCAAGATGCAGAACTCAATCAGGCCAAGATTCTTCAACTCCAAGCTCAAGCCATTAAACTTTTGGCTGAGGCCCAAGGAGTTGAAACGGGGCATCAGATTGCCCTTATTGAAGCAGAGATCGGGGCTGCTAAGCAGCACAATGAGCGAATCATGCACATGATAGATACGATTAGGGAGTTGGCAATTGCGAGCGCAAATTACGAACAACGAATGGCAGGAATGGAAACAGCATCCAGTAACAAAGGCTCTGTGGGAGCTCTTGGTCAAACTTCACCAAGAAACTCTTGAGAATTGGGGAAGCGGAGCTTACACAGCAAGCACGATAGAAGCAACTGCAATGCTCAATGCAGAAGCTCTAGGAAGACTGGATGCAATTAAACGTCTAATTGAGTTAGATTACGAAGGACTAGTAGGAGGATTGAATGGAGAATAAATCTGGGATTCACCCAGTAGGTCATCGCATTTTGATTCGTCCTTTTGAAATCGAAAAGATGACTAAAAGTGGAATTATTCTGTGTACAGAGAATCAAGCTGTCAGGGAGGAGATGGCACAAACACAAGGAGTAGTGATTGCTATAGGAGATGGCTGTTATCTTGAAGAGCCAGAACCGTGGTGCAAAGTAGGAGATAAAGTTATCTTTGCAAAATATGCAGGCATCCTTCAAGAAGGACTCGACGGAAACAAGTATAGAATCATGAACGACACTGACGTTGTCGCAGTTATTGAATAAGGAAAGATAGGAATGATTGGTCAAGCAGAATTTGAAAACGATGAAAAAGAACCTGTGAACACCGCTCCTGCTGAGGAGGATCACGAGGACCCCGCAATTATTCAAGAAGCTCTCTCTATGGGGTGGACGCCACGAGAAGAGTGGAAAGGTGATCCTAGCAAGTGGCGCTCTGCTGCTGAGTTTGTTGAAAGAGGGAAGGAGATTCTTCCTATTGTCAACAAACGTCTTGAGCAGGAACGTCAGCGTAGTGCTCAATTGGAAAGAGAGCTCCAAGAAATGCGCGCTACGCTGCAAGAGTTCAGAGAATACAGCAAGCGAGACAAAGAGCGCATGTATAAGCGCGCTCTTGAAGAGTTGAAGGCAAAGAAAAAGCAAGCTTTGGAAGAAGGCGATGCTGACGCCGTTCTAGAGATTGACGATGCTATTTTGGAGCTTCGTGAGTCCAACAAGAAAGCCCTTGAAGAAGAGAAGCCCACAGCTCCTACGTATGATCCCACTAACGATGTGGTGTACCAGACGTGGCTGTCAGAGAACAGGTGGTATGGAACTGATGTAGAGCTTACCTATTACGCAGATGCAATTGGTCGAGTGCTCGCACACAACAATCCTGAGCTCAAAGGCAGACCTTTCTTGGATGCGGTCAAACAGAGACTTCGGGAACAGTTCCCGGAGAAGTTTGATAATCCGAGACGCAAAATTGCTACTGTAGAGGGTACTTCTGTAGGAACTGCTTCTTCTAAATTGAAGAGAACCTATGAGAATCTTCCTCCTGATGCCAAAGCTGCCTGTGATCGCTTCGTCAAACAAGGTTTGATGACTCGTGAAGAATATGTTGCCGAATATGATTGGGAGTGATTATAATGTCTCGAATTAGAGAAACTATGGGGAAAGAATCTGTCGAGGGGTCTTCTTCGCCGAGTGAAGAGAAAAAAGAGGTAGTGAAAAAAGAGCGCAGACAGAGGATTCCTATCGGAGTTCCTCGGCAAAAACTTTCAGTTAGCAACGAAATCCCCGGATACCGCCTGTATTGGTTTAATGACTATCCCGGGCGGATTGAAGCTGCCGAAGCAGCGGGGTATGAATTCGTCACTAATCAGGAAGTTAAAATCAATGATTTTGTAACTGTCGGTAATGCTGACCTTGGTTCCAAGGTTAAGCGACTGGTAGGAAAGAATGAGGATGGGTCTCCTTTGTATGCGTATCTTATGAAAATCCGCCTTGAGTGGTTTGAAGAAGATCAGAGGGAGTTGCAAGCACAAATTGATAGAACTGATTCTTCTATCCGTCGAGGCACTCTTTCTCCTGCTGAATACCAATACGTCCCATCCTCCGGCATCACTTACAAAACGTAATTCTCGGAGGGTTAAATGGCTAACACTAATCCAAACCGGCCCTTTGGTTTTCGTCCTTGGAGATTCCTCAATGGAAATCCTTGGAACGGGGCGGTGAATCTTTATTTCATTCCGGCGAACGACACTAACGTGTATTCTCCGGGCGACATTGTGAAGTCTGTCGCTGAATCTACTGGCGCAGGTCTCTATGACATCAATGGGGTCCCCGCAGTGACTAAAGCAGTTGCTGGGGATACTCCTAGAGGTGTTGTGGTTGCTTGCAGCCAGACTTATCCGGGGGCAACCTCTTCGCTTCAAGGCAATTCGCTTGCTCTTGAACAAACTTGGCTGAGTGCTACTAAGCCCGCTAATGGTGCTTATGTTTGGGTGTGCGATGACCCCAACGTTATCTTTAAAGCCCAAATGAATAATGCTACCATTGGTGGTGGTGGTACTCTTGCCTCTTCGTTGTCGAAGAACTGCAACTACGCTGTTACTCCGGGCACTTTTGTCAGCGGCACTGTTTTGAATGCCTCTACGGTGGCCACTACGTCAACTCTTCCGGTTCGTCTCCTCGGTCTTGTCAATGGTGCCGAAAATGTTGGCATTACTGATATGACTTCGACGACTGGGGATTATGCGGTGTTCCAGTGCATGTTCAATGTGCATGAACTTGGTCGCACCACTGGCGGCGCTGGCGTGTAAGGAGATAACAAATGGCGGGTATTATCACTACTTCTAATCACCCAAAGGCTCTTTGGCCGGGTGTTAAAAAATGGTTCGGTAGAGCTTATAACCAATATCCTACCGAATACACTGATCTGTTCGATACGGAGACCTCTAACAGGAACTATGAAGAGCTGGTGCAAATCACTGGTTTCGGTCAAGTTCCTGTCAAGCAGCAAGGCGCTGGGGTTGCGTATGATACCGAGATTCAAGGCTTCACCACTCGCGTGGTGCATGTGGCCTATGCTCTTGGTTACATCGTGACCCACGAAGAGCTGCAAGATAACCTGTATGCCGAGGTTAGCAAAACTCGCGCGACGGCTCTTGCTAACTCCTTCCGGCAGACCAAGGAAACGGTTGCAGCGAACGTGTACAACCGTGCGTTCAACCCTGCCTATACTGGCGGCGATGGCGTCTCTCTCATCTCGACGGCTCACCCCAATGTCAGTGGTGGGACGTACTCCAACAAGCTGCCGGTGGATGCTGATTTGTCCGAGGCTTCCCTTGAGGATATGATTATTCTCATTATGGGGACTACGGATGATCGTGGTCTGCTCATCAATGCGATGCCGAGGTCTCTGATTGTTCCTCGTCAAGAGTGGTTTAATGCAAACCGCATCTTGAAGTCGATCTATCAGCCCGGAACTGGCAATAATGATATCAACGTGCTTAAGGCCACGAATGCTATCCCCGAAGGCATCAAGTTGAATCATTATTTGACCAATCCTCATGCTTGGTTTATCCGCACCAATGTCCAGAATGGCATGATGCACTTTGTGCGCGAGCCGCTGTCCTTTACTCAGGACAATGACTTCGACACGATGAATGCTAAGGCCAAAGGGTATGAGCGGTATAGCTTCGCGTGGGGCGATCCTCGTGGTCTGTTTGGTTCTAATGGACCCTAATAGTAACTAACTAAGGAAGGCGAGGGGAGAAATTCCCTTGCCTCCTTTCCTCTAGAAAGGAATTCTAAATGTCTTGTCCTATTGAAGAGGCGAAAGGGAAGCGTCCTCCTGTTCCTCCTATTCCCTCTCCTTTCAAGAAAAAATAAATCTTTTTTTCCTCAAGACGCCGCAAGGCGTTTGCCATTTAACGTCTTAGGAGAATTCAAATGGCTGGTCGTCCTATCAATTTCACTAATGGTATTTCTACTGTTTCCAAAATCAAACCTCTTGGGGATTTTCCTCTCCCTGACCCGTTCCATTCTAGCAGCAATGACAATCTTGGCGTTGCTCACTACGCGCACGATTTCCTTACTACAACCACTTCTGACTATACTGTAACTGGTACTGGTTCAACGTTTGCCCTTACCAATGCAGTTGGGGGAGCTGCTATCCTCACTCCCGGGGGCGCAACTACTGCTTCGTCTGCCTACAAGACGAACACATTTCTCCAGTTTTCTCAAGGGAAGAGAGCGTGGTTTGCTTCTAGGTTTATGATCTCTTCTGTGACTGGTCCGACTGCCTATGTTGGATTGCAGGCAGGGAGCTCTACTGCTGATGGTCTGTGGTTTGCGATGGCTTCGGGTGGAGCGTTCAATCTGGTCTCTACTGTGTCTTCTACTGCTACTACTCTGGCTTCCGGGGTAGCAACTGCTGCTAATGCTACTTGGATTGAATTGGCTTTCTATTACAACGGCACTGACGTGTTGGTTTTCGCTAATGGCAATCTGGTAGCTCGTGCGCTTTCTCCTACTCTGACTTCTGCTCTTCTTTCTCCTGTGTTCCAAATTACTCCTACGGCAACCCAAACTCTGACTGTGGACTTCGTTTTGGCTGCTTTTGAGATGAATAGATAATTATGCCTAGCTCTCCAAACTACGTAAGGGATTACAAGCAAGAATATAAATCCCAGCACGCTTCTGAAAAAGCCAAGAAACATCGAGCGGCTAGAAACAAAGCTCGTAGGGAAATGGAGAGGCAAGGACGTGTCCATAAGGGAGATGGCCGTGACGTGGATCACAAGCGGCCTCTCTCTAAAGGCGGGAGTAATAGCAAGAGCAACCTAAGGGTTGTCTCAAGAGAAAAGAATAGAAGTTTTAAGAGAAATAAAGACGGGAGTATTGCATAATGGCTAATGCTGTTACTACGCAAGTCCTTGTTGACGGGCCGAGAAATGTGATTATCAAAGTGGATGGTTATCTGGATACTTCTGATTATCCTGCCTCTGCTATTGCTGATCCATCTACTCTTAGCTACGTTGACAATGGAAATACTTATAGAGCCTCTCAACTGAGAATAGATAGAATTATTTATGCTATTGATGAGGGGCTTGTTGTTACTCTTTTGTGGGATGCCACTACGCCAGTAAGAGTTGTTGACCTTGCAAGATCAGGACACATGGAGTTTCAAAAAGGGCAAGGACTCCAAAATAATGCTGGTGCTGGCAAGACAGGGAAAATTCTGCTTTCTACTGAAGGATGGGGTTCTGGTATTAAAGAGTTTACTCTTTACCTTGAGCTAGTGAAACAATAAATATGGGGCGTTATGATTATTATAAGCCCGGAGATTGGAACGCCATCTGTGAAGTTTGTGGCCAGAAGTTCAAGGCATCCAAACTGAAAAGAAGGTGGGACGGTCTCCTTGTCTGTAAAAAAGATTGGGAGCCGAGGCATCCGCAAGACTTTGTAAGAGGAGTTAAAGACAAGCAATCAGTTCCTTTCACAAGGAAAGAACCTCCAGATTCAGTAGTAATGTTGTGTGGTCCTTGTGAAAGATCAGCAGTAGCTGGGATTGGAGTTGCCGGATGCTCTGTGGCAGGAAATCTTCTTTCTCCAGATGAAATTCTTGTCTGTCTAGGAATGTAATAGAATGCCTAGTACTACTTTTGTAGATAACTTTACTGTTATAACTGCTCAATGGCTGAATGAAGTCAACACTCTTGTGTGGGGAGTGTTCAATGGAGCAACCACTGCTGCTGCGGCAAGAGCAAGCATTAATGCCGCACAAGCTGGTGCTAATACTGACATTACCTCTCTAAACTCTCCCAATATTGGAGCAGCTACTGCCACTACTCCATCATCTGGGGATAATAGTACAAGAGTTGCTACAACTGCCTTTGTAGCTACTGCTTCTGTGGCTAATGCAACCAATCTTACTGGCACCTCAATTTCCAATATTCCCACCTCCGCCCTTGGAAGCGGAACGGCGGACAATACTGTATTCCTTCGCGGAGATCGAACTTGGGCAGCAGCAACGCCAGCAATCGCATCCACAGCAGAAGCGCAGGCCGGCACCGATAACACCAAAATGATGACGCCTCTGCGGGTGAGGGATGCATTCAATGCCAGCGGTTCAGCTCCGGTTTATGCCTGCCGGGCATGGGTGAATTTCGATGGGACAACGACGACCCCGACGATTCGAGCAAGCGGTAACGTAAGCAGCGTCACAAAGAATGGGGCAGGCGACTATACGATAAACTTCGCTACGGCTTTGCCGGACACCAACTATGTGATTTGTGGCGCGATAAATAGCTACGGCTCGTCAATAGCAAACGGAATGGGGCCGTTAATTGCCTCTTCGTCAGGTTTCTCATCTAGTCCTGCTTTAATGACGACCACGCAAGTTAGGATACTTGTTGGCGGCGTGAGTGGGATAGCCACAACAAGCGATGTTTCAACTTGCCTGATCGCTGCATTTAGATAGGAGTGGGCATGTCAAAAGTAATCATTTACAAGCAAGACAACGGCATCCCTGCCATCATCGTCCCAACTCAAGAGGCAATAGATCGATACGGCATCATGGCGGTTGCCATCAAGGATGTTCCGGCGGGGAAGCCGTTCAAGATCATCGACGCAAGCGAACTGCCGCAGGGCATTCCGCAAGAGGCGTGGGAGATTGACGAGGCCGAGCTGACCGATGGCATTGGTGGTGAGTCCAACGAATTTCCGGAGGGCGTATGAGCATCGTCAGGATCAACCCGCAAAAAGTGGCCGAGAGGGCCATCGCCGAGTTCACGACAAAAGTCCAAGCTCGTCTTGATGCCTTCGCCCGCACCCGTGGGTACGATGACATCCTTTCGGCCTGCACTTACGCCACGAGCGCGAATCCCAAGTTCGCCGCCGAGGGCCAATATTGCGTGCAGGCGCGGGATGCAACGTGGGCGAAGTGCTACGAAGTTCTGAACGCTGTGCAGTCGGGCCAACGGCCCGTTCCTACGTGGGAAGAGCTTGAGGCCGAGCTTCCTCCTCTGGAGTGGCCTGCATGAAGACGATCGAGTACCACTACCCCAAACTTCCGTGGCTGGACCGGCTTCTCAATGCTTGGCCTCTGTGCCTGCATGTGGAATCCATCAAGCCGCTTTTGGAGGTCGAATATGGCGCGAATCCAGAAAGCGCTGAGCGTCCTGCCTTCTCGGCTCTCTCCATCCGCACGGGAATGGCTTGCAGCACTCGCAGCCTGTTCCGTAATGGCCTGCTTTACCTTCGCTTGCTCTGGCCATTTGGGGTATTCGTGCATCTGCGCTGGTGTGGCGCTTGTCGTCGCGCCTTTCTGCAAGCAGGAATTGGGTGGAAATTGAATGGAAGATTCTCAATCCTGTTCCGTATCCAGTCTGACAAAAGCGCAGAAGAAGGGACTTGGGGAAGGAATGTAGGTCAGGCGAAAGGATGGGCTGCCGGGGAACATTAAATGTCAGAGTCTGCTTTTTATCCTAAAACAAAACTTGGAGAAACCCTGCTAGAATTGAGACGTAATTACTTATCTTCTGGTGGCATTTTACTCTCTTCAGAGGAATTGGATAAAGAATTAAGATTACGTCGTGAGGATAAAATTTGTGACGGAGAGGATGAATCTGTGCAGTCGGTGCATCCACAATACCGGTCTAGATGCTGATCTGATAGTAGAAATAGATATTAAAACAGGACGAGTGATTATTCCTCCAAGTTGTGAGCTCAACATGCCGGGATTCCCGAACGCGAAGAACTGCAATGCTTTTTACGAGTTGCCGATTGATGGAGATTAAGGAAGCTGCTGGAGAATACTAATATGACTATCATGATCCGAAAAGGAGAGACTTTTCGCCGTGTGCTGAGACCAACAGCAAAGCCATATATTTACAAACCAATCACGGCAATTACAAAGTCTGCTCCAGTTACGATTACAGCTCCTAATCACGGTCTTGTCAGTGGGCAGCTTGTTGCTATTGTCTCCGTTAAAGGTATGGTAGAGATCAACTCTCCGCTTGACTCCAATGGAGAGCCTGAACTTACTGCATATCGCAAGGTTACTGTAGTAGATGCCAACACCATCACCATTAACGATATCAATTCTTCAGATTTTGGAACTTATACGTCTGGAGGTTATTTGCAGTTCTTCACCCCGATAGATATGACGGGGTGTAAGGCAAGACGCAGCATCAAAGACAGAGAAGGCGGAACACTACTGTTGAGTTTAACAACAGAGAATGGTGGTCTGGTTATTGACAACACAGCTCACACTATAACTGAAATTATTCCTGCTAGTGTTACTGAAACACTTACATGGAGTCGGGGCGTAAGTGATCTTGAATTGGTAAATACAGTTTCTGGGGAAGTCAGCAAAATAATTACTCATGGCGGGAGCCATATTGAGGATGTGGTGGTACTTGGTGAGATTACCACATGATTGAAGTAATTGAAGTTCATCCTGTCATAGTTGAAGAACTTCATGTCACGGTTGTAGAAACCGTTGACAAGCAAGTTGTATTTGTAGGGGAACAAGGTCCACAAGGACCCCCCGGACCTCAAGGTCCTCAAGGTCCTCCCGGTTCAGCAGGAGCTCAAACACTCACTATCACAGCTGCTCAAAATCTTTCTGGCCATCGGATGGTGGTCGCTACACCGTCTGGTGCAGTCTATGCCGACCCTACCAATCCTGCGCACGCCGATGCGCTTCTCGGGCTGACCACAGGAGCTGCGTTGTCAGGAGATCAAGTAACTGTGCTTGCAGCTGGGGAGATGGTAGAACCTTCTTGGTCTTGGACACCGGGATTGCCTTTGTATGTTACTTCTTCTGGGCTTTTGTCGCACACTCCTCCTTCTACTGGATGGGTTCAGATTGTTGCTTTGGCGGTTACTCCCACAAGTATTCTTCTGACTCCCCGTCAAAGCATCTTTCAATAGATATAGGAGATTATTATGGCTGCAAAAAAATATCTTTCGCTTAACAATGGTCGTATCCAAGAAGTCCAAGCAACTGTCGTCGGGGGTACGGCGGCACAAGATGGAAACATTGTTGCTTTGGATGCCAATGGACGACTGGACAATAGTATTATGCCAGTTGGTATCGGTGCAGATACTGCAACCATTCAAGCTAGCGAAAACCTAGCTGCTGGTGACTTTGTGAATATTTGGAACTCTGGTGGTCCACGAGTCCGTAAAGCCGATGCTAGCACTTCTGGAAAGGAGGCTCACGGTTTCGTGCTTTCCGCAGTGTCATCTGGGTCAAACGCTACAGTTTATTTCGAGGGAACAAACAATCAGGTTACTGGTAAGACTGTGGGGGCTCGTCAGTATCTCTCTGCCACCACTCCCGGCGCAACTACTGAAACCCCGCCCTCTGGTTCTGGGCAAGTTGTGCAATTTCTTGGGGTAGCAACGTCGGCAACTTCCATTGCTACCGAAATGGAAGACGGTATCATTCTGGCTTAAACGATGGCAACCAAACGTCCACTCGTTCTATACAACGGACGAATCCAAGAGCTGCTTTCTGGGGATAATGTTCCGCAGTATCCGGATATTGCTTATCCTAAGCGTATCTCTACTCCAAAGATTGTTGGAGATGCTGTGGGAGCGTCACTAGGAACATTGGCTTTAACAGCATCTAGGCTGTATTTCATCCCGTTGGTCGTGCCTCGTGATGTTGCGCTGACTGGTCTTCGCATCTCTGTTACCACGGCGGCGACTGGAACAGCATCAATTGGTATTTACGATAATACTGTAATAAGTGAGGGAGATAATCCAGGATCACTGTTGGTGTCTGTAACTGGACTTGATACTGGGACAACAGGGGATAAAACTGGAACCTTGAGCTATACACTTAAGGCAGGGACGCTTTATTGGGCGTGCATGATTGCCTCTGCCGCAGCAACGGTTCGGTCGCTGTCTTTTAATGCCCGATGTGTTGAGCTTGGACGTGTAGTTGGTAGTACGTCAAGCGCTACGCATCTCTATGCAGCAGGAAGTGGATCAACATTACCAGCAACCGCTCCCACATCTTTATCCGTTGCTGCTGGAACGTCAACTCCCGCCATATATCTTTTGGAGTAAACTGATTGAGGTACCATGACATCAGAAATTGACACTGTCGTATATGTCTGGCGATGGTTTGACGGCGAGGACATGATCCGTGTACTAGCAGATGGTCCTAATGCGGAAAGACCTGCTGGAGTTCCAGAGAATGCCGATCTAGTCGAACAAATTGCCGAAGCTTGGTGGGATGAAATCATTGCCCGCGGAAAAGATAAGAGATGGCTCAAGCCACTTGCTAATATCATCGGAGATGGTCGAAAAGCAACATGGACAGTAACTGCTCGCCAACTTCGGCTTGCACTACGAAAGGTTGGCCTTCGAGATGCAGTGGAGCAAGCTATAGCTTCCAGCGGTGATCCTGAGCTGCATGATTGGTGGGAATATTCAACAGAGTATGATAGATATCATCCCATCGTGTCGGCTGTGTTGCCTGTGTTATCTACAGTGGCTGGCTCTCCAATCACGGAAGAAATGGTGGATAACGTCTGGGCCTTGGCGGAGACACTGTAAATGTCAACTAGCGGAACTTATAGTTTCACTGTAACTAGAGACACAATTATCAATGCTGCTTTGAGAGCTCTTGGTGTTCTTGGAGCGGCTGACACAGCAACTGCAACAGACATCAAAAACTGTTCTGAGGCTCTAAATCTCATCATCAAGAATCTCTCTATTGAGGGGGCAGAGCTATGGGCTATCGATGAAATTCAAGTTCCTTTGGTTGCTGGTGTATCTAGTTATACTATTGGTCCAACCGGGTCTGTTTATTCCCCCTATCGTCCTTTGCGTCTGATTGATTCTTGTTATATCAGAGATGCACAAGGAAATGATGTTCCTTTACAAATTATCTCTAGACAGGAATATAATCAGCTAGGTCAAAAAACTTCTCTTGGCATTGTCAATCAAATCTTCTATGATCCCCAGATTCCAGACGGAGTGTTGTATGTGTTCAATACTCCGGTAGATTCTACAAGGACCATTCATCTTGTTGTTCAACGCCCCATTCAAGACGTCTCTTCCGGAACAGATAATTTTGACCTTCCGCAAGAGTGGTTCCTCCCTTTGAAGTGGATGTTGGCAGAGGAGATTTGCTCTGAATACGGGGCATCCCAAGCTAAAACTCAACTAGCAATCAGCAAAGCTGCTTTCTATAGAGAAAGACTTCCGAATTGGAGTCAAGAAGAAGCCTCTGTGATGTTTGTTCCTGATCCAAGGATGGGCTTTTCTAGATGAGACACAGACTTCCAATAGCCTCTAGCATTGCTTCTAGAAGTGCTTCTGCAAACACTGATGCAAAACTTGTCAACTGTTTTGTAGAAACACTTCCGGATAAGCAGCACCGAGCTGTAATCAAACGCCCGGGGCTGTCTGTGTATTCGTCTGTTACTCCTGCCCCCGGGCTTGGAATCCATGCTTGGGGAACAGACATCTACGCAGTCTTTGGGAACACTGTTTACAAGAATGGAGTTGCTCTTGCTGGGACAGTAGATTCTACTGCTAGGTATTGGTTTACTGAAGTTCCTCCAAGCCACGACGGGTCTCAGCCAGCAAGATTGGTTATGCACAATGGCGTTAAAGCATACACCATCTCTACTGGGGGAACAATTACACAGATTACTGACCCAGACCTACCTTTTCCTTTGGTAGCAGGTATCGCATATCTAGATACCTACACTTGCGTGCTGACTCCTAAAGCAGAGATATATAACTCTAATGGTGGAGACCCAACCAACTGGAATGCTTTGAACTTTCTTACTGCTCAGTTGGAACCTGCTCCGGGAGTTTGGATTGGGAAGCATCTGAACTACCTAATGGTTATTACTCAGTGGTCCACTGAATTCTTCTATGATGCTGCCAATCCAACAGGCTCTCCTTTCTCGCGTGTTGATGCTGCAAAATTGCAATTTGGGAGTTATGCAGCTAATTCTATTGTAGATATTGACGGAAATAAAATTTGGATTGCCAGAACTAGGAGCGGCTCTCCTTTTGTTGTTCTTTTGGAAGGGATGAACCCGTCTGTGGTCTCTACCAGACCCATTGAGAGAATTCTTGATGATGCAGATATGAACCAGCTATATGCTTGGGGATATAGAGACTACGGGCATGCTTTTTATGTGCTTAGCCTTAAAAGTGAAAATAAAACTCTTGTATATGATCTCCATGAGAAAGAGTGGTATCTGTGGAACTATAATGGAGGATACTTTCCATTTGTAGGATATGCTCCTACAATTGAGCAAAAACACCTCATTCAACACGAATCAGACGGAAAGATATATTCTATTGATTCTAACAATTTGGACGATGCTGGCACACCTATTACAGTAGAAGTAATTACTCCGATTTATGATGGTGGAACTACAGATAGAAAATCCATTTCTAGAATAGAAATTATCGGAGATACCCAATCTGGAAGCACAGTTTATCTTTCTTGTTCCGACAACGATTACGCCTCTTTTGGAGGAACCTATAAGATAGACATGTCTAAAGAAAGAAAGTATGCAACTCGATTGGGAGCTTTTAGGAGAAGAGCTTTCCGTCTCCAGCATACTGATAACACTCCTTTGAGAATGACGTATCTTCAAATAGATGTAGAAATAGAGAGCGAAGATGTCCAACCAGATTCCTCCGCCTCCGCTGTACGCTAAGACAGACCAGCCAGTATGGCTAGATTGGTTTGTAAGAGTTGCTACTATTGTTAACCAAACGGCGGCGTCGCAAGTAAACGATCACCAAGCTCTCCAAAATCTTCAAGGCGGAAATGCTACAGAGAGATACCATCTCTCCGCTTCTCAGTACGGCAATCTCACTGGAAATACAGCTCCCCCATTCTCAATTACTGTAGGCTCTTCTCCGTTCAGTTACCAAAATAGTTTAACTGGAGCTTTGGATGTAATTGTGAGAGGAGGAACAGTTTCTAATATTGAATTTTCTAGGGACGGTTCTTCTTGGTATCCTTTAGGGGTCACTCAAGGAATGTTTCATCTATCGCCGAGTGACTATTTGAGAGTTACTTATTCCTCTGCTCCAACTATGACTGGTGTTCCTAGAGGGTATTTGTAAAGAAAGATGAAAATAGAAAAGTGGTTGTTTGATCTTCTAAAAGAAACTGTTGACCCGTGGACAGTGCAGTGGCCATCTCTGACAAAAGAGCAGTGCATCGCTACTATCCTTGAGGGAGTTCGCCAAGGAGTTTCTTTCTTGATCGGATACAAAGAACATAAAACTGCTTTTTTGATTAATAAAGAGACCGAGTTTGTCGGAGACATCCACGTCTTTTCTGTAGCAACTACTCCGTGGGATATTGTCAAAGCTTCCCGCAAGATGATGAAATGGATTAAAACTGAATCTCCATTTATTAAGATTCGAGGCAAAAGTCATTTGAAAGACATCTTCACTTTAGCCAAAAGGAATAAGTGGGATATTGAAGGATACTCTAAAAAATCATTTGTAAATAAAGATGGCACTTTATCTGATGAAGTGATCTTCGGATTTGTTGTGAGGGAATAATATATGGGAAGCGCCGTAAGTAATATAGTTGGTGTTGCTGCTCCAATTGTGGGGGCTGTTTTTGGAGGTCCTGCTGGGGCGGCTATTGGTGCAACAATTGGCGCGAAAGTCGCGCAGTCTCCCACTATTAAAAAACTAGATACTCTTGCTGGGCTAGCAAGCGGAGCTTATGGCTTAGCTACTGGCAATTGGGGTAGCTTTGGAGACTTAGGAAATATCTTCGGAAATCTTGGTGGAGGGGGAGTAAGAGGAGGAATCTTTTCTCTTCCCGGCAGTGCTTCTACTCCAATCGGAATTCCGTCTTCGCCGGGGGGACTTTCTGGAATTCTTGGTGGGATGTCTTCTGGAGGATGGGGGAGTGTTGCAAAACTTGGGCTGTCTCTCTATGACATCTATTCTTCAGAGCAACAAAGAAAATTAGCAGAACAACTTGCAGCGCAAGCAGACCCATTTGCTGCACACCGGGCTTTCTATGCAAGCCAACTCGCCAGACTTCAAGCTAACCCTGCTTCCTATATGGCCAATGATCCGTCCTATAAATTTATGATGGATCAAGGATTAGAGGCAATCCGCCGAAGAATGGCTGCTGGTGGGTATGCTCATAGCGGCAATGAACTTCTTGCTCTACAAGAGTATGGTCAAGGACTTGCTGCACAGACGCTGTTCCAAGAGAAGCAACGACTGGCTGCGTTGGCTGGCGCTGGCATTGATGGTGGAGCAACTGCTGCGAAGATCGCTCTGATGGGCCAACAAGCATTGCCGGATGCAATAGGAAGGGTTGCTGGGTTGTACGGAATCTTCTCAGGAGCAGATCGTCCGACTTCCCAAGAGTCCCGTCCTTCTGGGGGAACACTATACGGAATAACTCCGAGGCAGTATAGCGAGGCTTGGGGGTATTGATATGTCTGTAATCGGAAGTGCTCTCGAAACTTCTCAGGGTTTGGCTCAGCTCCAAGCTACCCAACTTGAGAACCAAAGAAGACAACTTGCTCTCCAGACGGAGATGCGAAAACAAGCTGCTTGGCAAGAAATTGCTAACACAATGTCTTCGCCTGCTTCTCAAAGAGAGCAGGGCAAATCTTTGTCTTCTTCCGGAGAGCAAGCATTAAAGGAAGCAGGAGTATCTAAAGACACTCCATATTTTCATGCTGCTTCAAGAAGAGTGCTGGCAGATGTTAGCCAGATTCAAGAGATTCAGCAACAAGCAAATGAATACCGAAGAATTGCAAGTATCTTGATGAAAGCAGACCCTCAAGAAGCTCTCAGATATCAAGATGAAGCTAGAAAGCTGGATGCTTCTGCGTCTCTTATCAACAAGAGAATTCACGAAACTATTAAGGAAGGCTTGGAAAGATATCACAATATTCTTGCTGGTGTTGTTGAAGGAGATGTAAATTCTTACAGAAATGCTATACGGCAAGCTCTAGAAGAGGGTTTGATTGATGCAGAAGACTTGGCACATCTCCCCACAGAAGAGCAATTTCTGAATGATCCCAATGTCTACCAAGCTATCAGACAAGAAGCAATGTCTTCAATGTCTGCTAAGGACAGGCTTTTGTTTAATCTCAGACAACAAGAACTAAAAGAACGGGAGACAAGAGACAGAGCAAAAGAAGAGCTAGAACGAGAAAAACTCGCTCGGCAAAAACAAAAAGATGCGTGGCAAAGAGAAAAGGAATCGCAAAAACCCAAAACTTTATCAAGAGAAGATAAACTTCTGAAAGAAGGTTATTCTGAAATCCAAAGACTTGGTGCTAGATACCAAACTTCAATTAACAATTTACAAAAGAAATGGCAAACAGGAGTAATTACAGACCCAGAGGTATACAAACGAGAACTGAATAGAATTTATTCTCTATACCAAAATGATCTTCAAGGGATCAAAGACAAATACTACAATCTTGGAATTAATCTCCGCACCACTTACGATGTTGACAAACCGCAAACCAATAAACAAAAAGTTTCTATAAAACTTCCTTCTGGATTTAAACCTTCTTCACAACAAGAAAAAGCAATTAAAGAAGCAGTAAAAGCAATTGAAAGTGGAAGAGACCCAGAAGGAGTAAAGAAACTTCTCGAATCTTATTTGGGCCAAAAAGTAGAAATTGAACATGAGTGATATCCCAGATTTCAGCAAAGTCCCTCTTGTAGAATCCCCTAAAGAGGACTCTATCCCAGACTTCAGCGCTGTTCCTCTTGTGTCTGAACAGAAACCTGCTTCTTCTAAGCCAAAAACTGACAAGAAAAGTCTTCTTGAAGTTGGCAAGAAGATTGCTGAACCTGTTGTTGGAGTAGCAGAATTTGGCATTGGGAGTATTCTAGATATTCCTCAAGGGCTTGTTGCTGCTGGAGAACGGCTCGGAGCTGGTACTGCATCTTTTCTTTCTGGAAAAGGATATGCTACTGGAAGTGCTGCTGCGGAGAAAGCACGTCCTCTTTCTAAATATATTCCCAGCTATGAACTAAAAACAGAAACTGCAAAGAAGATCGGGGAAGTATTTGAGAAGGGCGTTGATACTGTAGCAGATTTGGCCTCTACTACGTTCAGAATGGCTCTTGGCCAGAGAGTTCCCTCCAAAGCGCTTGGAGAATCAGACAACGTAAAAGCCTTTGTCTCTGATGCTATTGGCGCAGGGATGTCTGTGGCTGCTGCAAAGGGAGTGCTTTCCATAAGAGCAAAAGTACCTAAAAAAAGTTCTGCACAGGAATTGAAAAGTTCTGGACAGGAAACTGGAATTTATCCTATTAGGGGGCACGAAGAAATTCCAGTTGTAATGATTAAAGATCATTACGATCCTACTGCTATTCCTCCGCGTCCTATCTATGGTCCTCTTCCAAACGGAAAGGTTCTTGAAGTTGCTCCGTTTGATCCTAAAGGAAAATTGTCCCCCGAATCGTATGAAGCTAACGTAAAAGCTGCTCTAGCTATTACTGAAAATGCTTTCCGCAGGGAACAAGGGATCGAACTTAAGAAAGACCCCCTGCACGGTAATTATGTCAATGCAATGAAGCAGCTTGGTCTGAGCCGTGCGTATGCTGATCTAGAAGCACAAAAAGCAAAAGAACCCGGACTAAAACCTGCTTTTGATGACAAGCTGTGGAAGAATAAAGAGCACGAGATTCTTGACGAGCACCTTGACAATCTGCTCGAAAATAGCTTCTTGCCGATGTGGGGGAAAACACACACTTCGGATATCGTCAAGGGGCTAGAAGATGCTGGAATAGGAAAAGAGACTATTCTTTCTATTCTTCCTGAAAATGCCTCTTGGGAAAGTGCAGCTTCTCAAGAAGCAATCAATCGTTTCGCCTCTCAGGTTGCTAAGGGAGAAGATTGGTATGTTCTTGACCAAGGAACAGGTCAAGTTACACCCCTAGTAACTGTAGATCGTGTTGATAGGAGAGCTCGTGGAAGCGAAATAATTATTAAGCGCAAGGGTGCTGGAAGCAATGAATTTGAAATCATTGATACTGGCCCCGATGTGATGACTAATTGGATCGAGGGAGCCATCAACAGATGGGCACCCAAAGTTGATCCTAAAGCCCTTGGTGGAGTGGGAAAGAAAGGGTTCGGACAGGGAGGAGCAGTTGACCCAAGAGTTCTTGCAGAAGCCTTGGCTAAGGCTGGTCGTTCTGCTGAAGAGATTGTTGATTATCTCAACAAAGAGTACGGGGATGCCATCCGAAACATTGCCCCTGCTATTGCCAGTAGGGCACTGAGCAATCAAAAAGATGTAACAGAGGGAATCAAGAACCTCTCTTCTAATCTTCCTACTAATAGCAAAAGTACTTCTGTTTTTGGTGGATTTGAAGTCTTTGAAGATACCCCCATCAAGGTACTTAACTCTGAAAACATAACTAATGAGTTTTATAAACTAGCAAACAAATCCATTCTGGATAAACTCACCATTTTGGATACTCTTAAGAAGATTCCAAAAGATGAACTAGAAATTCTTTCTTCTGAGGATTTCTATCACGCTTTGGAAGCAGACCAAGCAAATCTTACTCCAACTCAAAGAGCGCTTCGGGACAAATACATTACTCCTCTTAGGGAGGAGCTTGTACGCATCTATAACAAGCTGAAGGATGCAAACCTTGACCCTGACGTGGATGCGTCCACTTATGTTCCAAGGATTGTTCCTAAATACAATAAATTGTTTGACCCAGACAATCCAATTGCGTCAGGGATTCGTCAAGGAACAACTTCACTTGGTGCAAAACCGGGACCACTTAAGTCAAGAAAGATGATGGCCCTTGTTGATGAACAAGGTAACCGTAAGATTGTAGAAATAGACGGAAGGAAAATCTTTGCTTTTGACGAACAAGGCAAACCGTTTCTTGTTGTAGAAACTGATAGAGTTCCGAAAAAGGGACAAGAGATCGGGGGATTCCGTCTGGAAGATGCTACCACAAAAGAGATCGAGGCCAATACTCCTGTAAGATATAACAAGAATGCTCTAGTCAACTTCTTGTACTCTGTAGAGAGAATGAGAAGGGCAGAAAGAGAGTTGGACTTTCTTAATACCCTCAAATCCTCTCCAGAGTGGAGAACTATTGCTGTTCCGTTCGGAGAAGGAATTCCTCCGCTTGGGTGGGCAGAGGCAGAGAATCCAGCTCTTCGGGGATGGTACATCGAGCCTCGCATCAGAGAGGCTCTAGATGATTTTGCCGGGAAAGGTCCTTCTGATGTTGTTGCCTTCTTGGAGGGAGTAAATAGAATAATCGTCGGCTCTCTGTTTATCAATCCAGTCCCACACTTGTTGAACATTACTGACCACTGGTTTACTCAGAGAGGGCTTACTGGATGGGTAACGCCTTGGGGATTAAAGAGGCTTATTGACACTGCTCCCATTGCTGCAAAGGAAGTTCTTACACAAGGACCTTTGTATAGAGAATTTCTAGCTAATGGCGCCAGTCTTCAGTGGGCTAGAGTTCTCACACAAGATTTTTATCAGAAACTCTTGCCGCAGCTCGAAAAAGACCCCGGTTTTGTTGAGATCGCCAAAGCTGTTGGGAAGAGCCCTGCAAAGCTTGTTCGATCTCTTTATAGGGGCGCTTCTCACATTATGTGGGCTCTCAGCGACGTAATGCAAATGCAAGCCTATCTTGAGAAGAAAGCTAAACTTCAAAGCCAAGGCAGATATGAAAGTCTTGGGCAGGTATTCAGTGAAACAGACAAGCACATGCCTAACTATAGAGTTGCTCCTAGGATTGCAGAGAAAGAACTCTCTAGAGTCCTAGGAAACAAAGCTGGAAGCATTGTGTCTAGAGGCGCTTCTATTGTGATGCGCGCTCCTTTGATTAACACGTTCGGAAGATACAAGTACGGACGTGCTGCATCCCTTGTTCACATGGCAAAGGATTTGATTAAAGGAGATATGAAAACCAAAGCAGAAGCTCTAGATAAAATCGCTGCCTTGGCTGTTGCAGTCTATCTAGTTTATCCTCTTCTCTCTAAAATCACGTCCTACCTCACTGGAGAGAACATAGAAGCAGAGAAGTTTGGGGGATCAAAGGTACTGCAAACTTTCTATGATTTTGCTAATGGGGATAAAGATTATGATAGAGTGCTCAGCCTGTTCTGGCAGATGCCTCCATTGACTAAAGCAGGGGTTGAGCTTGCTTCCAATAGAGAGCTGTTTACTGGAAAACCTGTAATTTATCCCGGACAAGATATCGAAGGCAAGGGAATAGACTTGCTGGAGTATATCATGAAAAATGTTCCGGTTTTCCAGATGGGGGCAGCTCCGACTTACTTTGCCAAAGACCCAGAAGAGTTTTTGCTACAGCAATTGGGAATGCGTAAGGTAGAGACAGAAGAAAGAAAAAAAGCTATTGCGAAGAAAATGAAGCAAAGACAGCTCAGACAACATTTGATGCAACGTAGAAAACGGGAAAACAAGAGGCAGGAAAGATGAACATTCTTTTGATTGATAGTCAATCCTGCTTTCTTGATTTCGCTCTTCGTTGCAGAGAAGCAGGACACAACATCAGGTGGTTTGTTGGTCCTAACAAGGACTTTAGCAGATCACTTACTGGGCTTGGGTTCAACATGAGGGTTCCTAGTTGGGAACCCCACATGAGGTGGGCAGACTTGATTGTCCTATCAGACAATGCCAAGTATCTGCACGACCTTGAGTCCTACAGGAACAAAGGATTCCCTATTTTTGGTCCTAACAAAGAGGTTGCTTCTTGGGAATTAATCAGGAAAAAAGGACAAGAAGTTCTAGCCAAGCACGGCATTGAAATCATTCCTGCTGCCTCTTTTAGAAACTATGATAAGGCTATTGCCTATGTAAAAAGCACAATGAAAAGATACGTCTCCAAGCCTAACGGAGACGCAGACAAGGCATTGTCTTATGTTTCTAAATCTCCCGCAGATTTGGTCTTCATGCTAGAGAAGTGGAAGAAGAATGGGAAGCTAAAAGATGAATTCTTCCTGCAAGAATTCCGTCCCGGCATAGAGGTTGCCGTAGGCGGCTGGATGGGATTAAATGGATTCTCCCAGTGGTGGTGTGAGAACTTTGAGCACAAGAAGCTGATGAATGACGACAAGGGTGTCAACACTGGAGAGATGGGCACAGTCCTTAAATATGTTAAGGAGAGCCGCCTTGCTGACTATCTCTTGAAGCCTCTAGAAGCAGAACTCATCCGGCAAGGATATTCTGGCTATATTGATGTGTCTGCTATCATAGACAAAAATGGAAGGATTTGGCCTCTTGAGTTTACTTCAAGACCGGGGTGGCCTCTATTCCAAATTCAACAAGAAGTCCACAGAGGAGACCCAGCAGAGTGGATGTTGGATGCCTTGAACGGAGAAGATACCTTTGAACCTTCTACTGACATCTCTCTTGGTGTCGTCGTAGCGATGCCGGACTTTCCTTACTCTAGACTCACTAAGAAAGAGTGCTATGGATATCCGATATATGGTATAGATAATCTAAGCATCAGGAAACATGTTCACCCTGCCGAATGTGCTTGGGACACTGCACCAGCAGAGGAAAATGGAAAGATTGTTGAAAAAGAGATGCTGGTGACTGCTGGAGATTATGTTCTCATCTGTACTGGATCGGCTTCTACGGTGGAAGAAGCAAAAGAAAAAGCCTATAAAATTGTGGAAAAGGTTGAGCTTCCTAATAGTCCTATTTATCGCACGGATATTGGATGCAGGTTGGAGAAACAACTTCCTGAATTGCAGAAATTGGGCTTTTGTACGGAGTGGAAATACAAATGACGGAAGAGGAAATCAAAGCTATCGTCAGAGAAACTGTAAAAGAAGTCATCGAAGAATTGGGAAGTAATCTAAGTAAAGCAATCGTCAAAAGAGGATTGCAGATGATCTTTGTGGGAATTGTTTCTTGGGTTGCTTTCCATTTTGGATTCAAGCAATAAGATGAAACTCTACCTTAGACGATTTGAATATGGAACAAATTATACCATTGGCCGTCTATTTGTTGACGGAGAATATCAATGCTATACTCTTGAAGACAAGGTACGAGACACTAAAGTGTTTGGTGAGACAGCTATTCCTGCCGGCAAATACAAGGTTGTAATTGACTACAGTCCCCGCTTCAAGAGAGAACTTCCTCATATCCTTAACGTTCCCGGATTTGAAGGAGTAAGAATCCATCCGGGGAACACCTCCGAAGATACTGAGGGATGTATTCTTGTGGGCAAAACTTGGGCAGGAACTAACTTCATAGGACAAAGTAGAAAAGCTTTTGAGGAACTCTTTGCAAAGATGCAAGCTGCTGTCGCTGCCAAAGAAGAAATTGAATTGGAGATTGAAAATGCCTAAAGGAACTAAAGTAGAGCGATGCTATCAAAAAGTCAGGGCGCAAGGAGCTGATAAAGGGAAAGCTGCTAGAATTTGCCAAGCGTCAACCGGACAATCTCTTGCTACTGGCAAGCCTCCAAAAAGAAAAGGGAGAAAGAAAAAATGAAAAACTATCTTCTTGTTCTTTTGTATGGTTTGGATGTGTTCATCAATAGCCTCTTCCCCGGTGCAGAGAAGGGGCAGACTATTTCTGCTAGGTGGGGGAAATACAGGAACAGCCTCCTAGAGAGATTTGGAGCGAAAGTTCTAGACTCCATAGAGCCGGGACATGTAGAGAAAGCTGCTAGAACTTACGATAAAGTCAAGGAGGTATTAGATGCCGACAATTCTGGTAAGCCTGCTAAGTAGTCTTCTCCCCGATGTAATCAAGAGAGTTCTTCCTCCCGAGAAGATGTCGGAGGCGGAAGCAGCTAAGCTGCAAGCAGAGCTGACTCTCGAACTAATGAAACAAGATTGGAGTAGAATAGAAGCTGAGTTTGCAGATAGAAACAGTGCTAGACAACTCGCTGCTGCTGAAATCGCAAAAGGAAATGCCCTTACTTCCTTTTTTGCTGCTGTTGTCCGTCCTTTGTGGGGAATCGGCGCATTCGTTCTTGTTACTTACTCTGTTATCTACGGAGTAGCCATCAGCAGCGTTCTTAACGATATTATTCAGACAGTCTTGATGTTCTACTTCGGCGGAAGGGTGATTGAAAAGGTCACTCCTTCTATTGTAAATGCCTTCAAGAAATAAAGAAAGCCCCTTTCGGGGCTTTCCTTTTTAGAGATTACATCCGCCTGCTGTGCAAGCTAGTTCTTGACTCGAAACAGTATTGTCCTCCTTCTCATAGAAATCATTCCAATCAAAGACAGGCATCTGAGCAACCATCTTTTCGTAGGTCTCCTTGTCAATTTCCTCAAAAGGTGCTTGCTTATAAACGTGGTCTGTGTGGGGCAAGAAGCTAACCCCACTCATCTCATCGAAGTGTTTGTACACCCAAGCACCAACCTCCAGCCACTCGTGGTCTTTGACATAGACAGTAATTGAAGGCTTGTGCTCACACCAATGACGCTGGTACAACAGCCAGTGCTCTAGCTGTTCTACAGCAGTCCTGTCGTCTCTGAAGACTGCTCCCTCCGGGGCTTTTTGAGGAAAGGAGAAGACAGTCGTTGTCTCTTCCTTACCAAAAGCAGGTTCGTGAGGCACACCAACAGACTTCAAAAAAGAAGTCAAAGGGTCCTTGTTATCCTGTCTGATCCTGCGGATATAGTATTTGCTATATCTAGGATGAATCCCCGGAGCAGTTCCTGCCAACTCAGAAACAGTGCCGCTAGGTTTCACACAAGTAATCGCAGCAGACTCTGGGATTCCCAATTTGGAAGCCCAGATTCTGTTGACCTCTCTTGCGTGATCTCGTAGCTTCTCAAGCATTTCAGGCAAATTGACATCTTTCCTAGTTCCGTTTGTCAAACTGTTGTCCATAATACCAGTAAGACTAACCCCAAGCAACCTCTCTTCTTCAGTGTTTTTCTTCCACCCCTCACTCAAGAATTGGAAATCTGTGAGAGTAGCTTGTATAGTTCCAAGAATGGTAGCAATTTCAACCTTACGTTTCAAGGACTCAAAATCATCATTCTCCCTAATGATCACTTCAGTCAAGTTACAAAACTGCTTATCCCTTAGAATGATCTCAGAGCAAGGATTACATCCATAATTGAGATTCGGGTCTCGACGACCCCACCTCGATGCTTGCTTCCTAGCAGCAACCCGATTGAAAATCCCCCTCTCACCAGACTTGGACTTCACAAGAGAAAGCCATTCCTCCAAGAAAGTCTCTGCATCTGGTTTCTCTGTGTAGGCAACACTGTTGTTGGCGAGTGCCCTCTGAGAATTTTCTTCCCACCACGCTCCTACTTTAGCTTCCCTCATCCTTCTATCAGTAAGATTGGAGAGACTAATTAGAGCGGAGCGACGAACGCCTCCTACCACAACAACCTCACCAATCATGCACATGATGTCATGGACTTCAATTGAAGTCAGTTTCCTTCCCGCCGCATTTTTGAAAACTCGAATAACGTAGTCAAACAGTCTCCGCAGAGGCTCCGGGCCGGAAGCGCGTCCCCCAAACGTATTAAGCCGCGACCCAGCCGGACGAATTCTTGAGTAGTCAATCTTCGGAATGTCTCCTTCCCACAACGAAGACAAGAGCTTTTTAAAGGCTTTCGCCCATCCAAGTTTGCTGTCTTGAACAACAATTACATCCTCCACTTCCTTGAAAGTCTCTGGAACGGCGGGGAGATTTGCAATCTCCTGCCTCTCACAAGAGAACCCCACCCCAGTGCCATTCATCAAAATGTAGAGCGTCTCACTAAAAGCCCGTTTAGTGTTTACTGCAAGGTATGCACAGTTGTAAGCAGCAATGTTGTCCCTCTTGACTGCTTCTCCAGCAGTCATAAGAAGACGCATAGAAGGAACTACTTCCAAGTTCAGAATTGCTTTCCTTGCAAAGTCAAGAGGCTCTCCAACTCTTTCTTCCAGAAACTTGATAAGACGATCCACAGTTTCTTCCCAAGTTTCTCTCCTACCTTTCTCTGGGAGATACCGGGCATACCTACTCTTGTGGATTACACTTTGATACAAGTTAAGTGTAGTCATCTTCCCCCAATTCCCGCAGAAGAAAATCAAATTTATCCTCGATGATGTCTTGGAATCTTTCTACTATATCCTCAGAAGTAATGCCAAGAAGTTCTAATAGAAAGCACTCCTCCTCTCTGGAAAGTTTTTCTTTCAGTTCCACAAACGTAGTAGTCATTTGCCATACCACTCCTTCAACTTCGACATAGGGATTATCTCATACCCTCCTCTAAAATCTCCATTGTGAACATCCCGGAACACGTTAATACATCGGTACCAATCTTTATTATTCTGCTTTGCGTAGTTTTCTATTTGAGAAGGATCAAGAGCACATCCAGCAGAAACTCCCCAAATTCTATCCCCAGAAGCAGTGATCTCACTAGCCACGTCAGAAATGTGATTGTGACCAACAACTGTGGAACAGTGCTTCTCCCTCAGAAGAGTTCTAGCTGGCGCTTTTCCTGATGCGATTGGTTGTCCTGTTCCTCTTCCTTGCCAGTAGTGGACGTATGTAACTCCGTTGACGGTGAGGGGTTCGAGGAAAGGAACATATTCCCACCCAAATTCTTTGTGTCTCCCGTCTTCGACACCAATCGTTCCGTCAAGAAGAGGAGTTGTTTCAATAACTCGAAGAATCCTTCCTTCAAAGTGATTACCTCCGAGTGCATAGAATGAAACGTTTCCTTTTCTTTTTCCGCTAGAACGCGAAGGATTGAGACTCCTTCGGATAGGAGCGATGAACTTTTCTCTAGCGTCCCAAGCAGCTTCAAGGTCTCGTTTGTAGCGTCTTCCTTCATAACTTTTTTTCCCCATGTCGTAAGAAGAGAGGGATTCCATATCCTCCCAATCTCCCATTTCGATAACAACTATGTTGTGATCTCGATGAGCCTCAATATAATCTCGTACAAAATTACCCATCCAAGTAAATCGATCATTTGGAACATCGGGTCTTGCATGGGCATCTCCAATTACAATGTGATCTGTAATCATGCTTCTGGCAAAACCTCCTTGGGGATTACAGCGAGATAGTCATTGATGAAGTCTTCTTCAATCTTCTTCCTAATATCTTCTGGAATATTAGGAGACACCACTCCGCTGTCCACCAAGAATTGGAGAGCAAAAGTAGCAAGTGCCTTGATCTCATCTTCAGTGAAGTCTGAAGAGAAAGTATAAACGTTTCTAGGGCTCTTTATTTTTATTTTAAGTTCCATTTTGTTTGAATCTCCTCACCCATTTTTTAGGAATACCGTGACGAAAATCTGCCCACTCAAAACCGTTCTTTTCTGCCCAGTCTGCGTAGGTAGTTTTGCTCCCTTTCCTTATCTTCTCTGTTGCTCTCTCAAACAAGAACACAATAGTAATTCCCGGATTACTCCTTCTAAAGTGTTCGTACTTTTTCCTGTCGGATGCAGTTAATCTCCCCTTTACTTCAATGATAAAGTTGTCACAGTGCTCAGGAACAAAATCAGGACAATATGATCTTGTTATCTCAGGTTGAATGTAAGAAATCTTAAAGGGCTCGTAACGGAAAGGTATTCCTAACTGTGTGAAGTAATCTGCTACTCTCTCTTCAAGACCAGATTTATACCGACTATTCTTTTTCTTTTTTCGCAATTTCCCCAACTCCAATCAGATCAATGCTAGAGCGAGAGTCATGATGGAGTCGGCCATTAGGAAGCCAAGCACAAATTTGCCATCCGTCAGGACCCTCTATTGCTCCGTGGATTGTGTATTCTCCTCCTGCATTCCAGTTGTAGATTCTGACCCTTTGTCCGTTTCGCAAGAACCAAAATTTGGGATTTCCCAAAGTTCCTCACCCCACTTTCTTTTTAGTTTTATTAAACGGGCATTTCTAAGAAAGTCTTCCTTCCAATTAGGAAGTCCTTTCTTCTTATACTGTTGTTCGTAAGTTTTAAGAACAACCTCCAACATTTCTTTTTCAGACATCTCAGGAACAAGGAGCTTGTCTGCAATCCTCTTCCCTATCCCGGGACATCCGGGAATGTTGTCTGTCCCCTTATCACCAATCAAACATTGCTTGTAGAAATTGCATAGCGCCTCCTCTTTTGTGATATAGAATTTCTCCTTAGTTACAAAGTTGTAATGCCACCCTTCGATTTGGTAGAGGTCCTTGTCTATAGAGCAGATACAAGTCTCCTCATTCTGTTCAATACCAAGAGCATCGTCTGCCTCCATACCGTAAATGATTTCAGCTCCGTGCGCTTTGACCAAGTGCTCCCTGATAGCTTCATAGTGTAATGGTTTCTCCGCTTTTCTATTTGCTTTATACTCAGGATATATCTTATACCTAAAATTGGATTTATCAGTTGAAGTCAAAAAACACTTGTACTCTTCACTCTTCATTTCAAGGCAGATGTCTTCAATCAGAGTATCTGTCCTTGCTAGAGCAATCCACTCCTCATCATTGTTCGTTGTATATCCAATCCTATATGTGACGATGTCACAATCAATTAGAAGAATCATTTTCCAGTACTTCCGAAGCCAGAAGAAAACCAGCTTGCATCAGTCCCGAGACGAGTTTCGGTCAGATTGTCAGCATCCACAAACTCAACCTTCGGAACTTCACAGATATACGCTTGTGCAATCCTATCTCCCGGACGTATAAGTAATGGACGATAACCTCCCACAGTAGGCCCGAAGTTCAACGTCACTTTAACCTCTCCTCGGTAGGAGGAATCAATGACAATAGGAAATGCCGCCACTCTATACTTTAAATTCAAATTACTTCGCGGAATGATCCGCATTAGACAGCCGGAAGGGATTTCAAACGACAGCCCAGTTCCAACAATGATTTGTTTCTCTAGATGTAGAAGACTTCCTTCTACGACAGTAGCTGCATACAAATCAAAACAAGCAGCACCGTCGGTTGAATAAGACGGAATTACTGCGTTTGGATGCAGCTTTTTCACTTTGACCTTCATGTCAACTCCTTATGCCTTTCTAAACCAATAGAAAGGGCGACCCCGATAACGATAACCGGGAGATAGCTTACTAGCCCGATTAAGATTATCTACAAGGCCCTTGATAGATCGTGGGTAAATCTTAACTTTAAGATAAGATTTCCAATGAAGCAATCCCACTTGCAACTGACGGATACTCCACTGGTGAGCTTCATCATAGAAAAGCGGCTTCGTCTTAATAACTTTGCGACGGTATGGACTGTAACGATACAAGATATAACGAGTTCTATTATGTAGTTCTCTCATTTTCTTTCTTTGAATTACTTAAAGTATTTTCGTTCTCCCAGATTCTCTCTCTCAAGTTCTCTACTTCGTCTGCTAGTTTCCTAATAAGACAATAGGGATGGTCTCTTTCGCATCCTTGCCAGTGGGTCTTAATCACTTCCCTTTTGACCATCTCTCTGGCAATTTCTACAAGATCGTCTTCCATAACGATACCTCTGTTTGGCCCCCTCGGGAGGAATCGAACCTCCGTCTAGAGAGTTAGAAGCTCTCTGCGTCATCCACTACGCTACGAGGGGAAAATGTGGAGCGGTCGCCGCTTAATAGCGGCTTCCGCCCCGTTGTTTGATTAGGCTACCTTCTTAACAGAAAAGCCAAAGTCAGAAATTGCAGGGGTCCTCCACTTCAAAGAACGAACATGCGGGGGAACAAGCAGGGAAAACTTCTTCTTGCGCAGAAGTTTCCGGATATAGTTCCTCGCTTGGTCATAAGTCAGGAAAGTTTTAGAGTTATACCGCTTGCCTTTAAAGATGATTTTGTACACGCTACCTCCTTGCTAGATCAATACGGAATGTCGTCAGTCAAGTCTTCAAGACCAGTAACAGAGAGATCAAATTTTCCTTTGTCTGCTTCCTCCTCTTCAACTTCAAACACCCAATTGCAGAATTGCTCTGCCAACTTCATCACCTCTTCGGCAGACGGAATGTTTTTTTCCGTCTTCAACAGGTCAATGGCTGCCGACAGGCTGGACTGCCGAACGATGAGCCGTTGACGGAGAGCCCTTTCTTCCGGAGTTTCATACCGGCTATTATCCTGTTTTTGAGGAACTGCCACAGGAACACCTCCTACCTTAGACACATCTACCCACTCCCAAAATCCACGGTCGTTCTTCTCTGGCTTGACTTCCAAGACATCTCCTGCCTTAACTTGCGCCAGCTTGGCGAACACGCCCGGGTTTGAGAAAGACATTGCAGTGTACGTTCTTTGCTGTCCTCCTTGTTTGTAAGTAACGTTAATTTTTTGATAAGTGTTTTTACCTTTCTTTACAGTTTCCGTGCTGATGTCTTCTACTTTTACTTGCATGTGATCTCCTCATTTCTATCAAACTTTTTCAAGTTCAATAGATTCTTACCATAAGAAACTTCCCCGGCCATAGGCACATTGAAGGGAAGTTTAAACACCTTCTCAAAGTTCTTGGGCAAATCCTCGAATACTTGTTCCAGTGTTATACAGATATTATAACACAATTCTGGGTCGTTGTCAACATCCAACTGGATATCGTCGTGAACAGTATTGAAGAACTTGATCCTTTCTGGATATTCAGGCATTCTTGAGATTCTATTGAAGGCACTAATCCTTGCAATCATCATCAAGTCTGCACTGAACCCCTGCACTGGATAATTTAGAATTTGTGTTCTAGGCCATTCCATTTCTCCTTTGTAGTTGGGATACTGCTTGAACCTAAACGTCCTCCCGGTCGGGATGGTAAGAAATCCTTTGTTACGAATCGTCTCCCTGATGATAGTAGTATGCCACTTTGCGAGGCCCTTGTACTTCTTGTAGGTCCTCTCAATAACTTCTTCCCAGAATTTCAAGTCGCCAATGCCGTCAAAATCAGGGTCAACAGAATAACTATAGGCACTTCCCCCATAGATAAGACGAAACAGATACTTCTTAGCAATGAGCCTTGAAGGAAGTCCGAACATCTTTTGGTTGTTTTCGTGTGCATCTACTCCCTCTACAATTTCCCTAATAGCAACTTCATCTTGAGACAGATAAGCGGCAGCTCTCCACTCAAGCGCTTTTGCATCTACCTTGATTAGCATTTAATACCTCGTGATAATAAACTCCCGAACTCCTTCCTCCACGTTTTGCATGTTAGGATTGCTACTAGACAATCTTCCAGTAGCAGCAACAGATTGGTTCAACTGTCCGTGCAAGATGTTGTCCTTGATTTCATACTCTTCAAGCATGTTAGGGAAACCAAGATAATAGCTGTCAATTGCTTTCATCAATTTGCTCCTCTTCAAGAGGATGTTGATGATGTGTTTCACCTTTTTGTTCCCTTTCAGAGACAGCAGAATCTTCTCGTTGGTTTTCCAATACCCCGGCTTAGCGCACTCTGTCTTCTTCAGAGGTTCTACCAAGCGAGGCATTTTGACTTCTTTGACTACCCAATGTTCCCTAACACGCTCTTCACCAGACTTAAGAACCTTGGTGTATTTCTCCCGGACTTTATACTTGAGAATCCCTCCATATAGACAAGCACTGATGTGATCATCAGAGCTCCAATTGATGTGGGGATTGGGGAAAAACTTAAACAACTCTTGATCACACTTCTTAACTTCTTCCTGAAGCTCTTTTCCTTTTCTCAAGAGTCCTTCCTTGTCTAGGAGCATTCCATTCCATTCCATCTCACACAAGATTTTCAAGTCCAACATCTGGAGCTTAAACAGACGCATCTTCTCTGGTCTGTCTTTGAACCACTCCATTTGTTTCTTGAAGCACTCTTCTGTTAGACGGACATCCTGCTCTAGATACTCAACAAGGATTTCTTCTGGGATTTGATCTGTGTTGTATCCCTCTTCCCAATACTTAGCGACTTTGTCTTCTTTCTTCCCAATGCCCCAATAATCTGCAACATCATTCAAAGACGGGAGCTTTTGAGTCATGTTCGTCATGAGGAAGTGAGCAACCTGAACATCCCAAATCTGCTTGTCTTTCCACTCCTCAAATCCATACAGGCGAATCCAATGCAAATCAAACTTGGCATTAAAAGCTACAATAACATCACACGACTTCAGGCTCTCTTTCCAGATATTCCAAAGCTCGTCTGTCTGTTTCTCAGATTTGTACTTTACTGGAATAGTAACTACGTCTCCGTTGTTAGAGAAGCCAAGATACACAAGCTCGTTGTTAGGATTCCAAGGACTACCACTTTGTCTTGTAGTAGTCTCTGTATCAAAGACAAGGTATTTCATGCTATTCATGAAAGCCCGTCCCATTCAATATTGGCGCTGTAAATAATCCTGCTTGCTACTGCCAGTGCCTCTATAACATTAAAGCCAATCTTCCCAAATTCTATCGTATCCTCTGTAGTAGATGCTGCAACTAAGATGGCTTCGATATCTCCTTTCTTTGCTCTCTCAAGGAGAGATTCCAAAAACTCAACTATCTCTTGGTTAAAGACAGGAGGATTTGTTTTAGGGGAAATTTTTTTAATGTCCGCCATGAGTAGTTCCTTTATCAAGGGGCCAAAAATAATCACATCTAGGCTTACGTCCTCCTACAACAAGAAGGTATTTAGAGAAATCCTCGTTGACTTGGCTCAACGAAAGTTTTCTTATTTCGTGTCTCCAACACTCTTCCTTGCAAGGGCAAGTGTCAGATGTGCATCCTGTCACAAGAACGTTTCTCATGACTTGCTCCAATCAATCAAATCAGCGTACCGAGCAATCTCAGGTTGGATCAGCACGTCCACTTTTCCGTGTCGGAGTTCGCTGTCGCTGTCTTCGTCGCCAAGGAGTTTGTTCTTAGACGCATGCAAGTGTCGGACAAACTCCATTCCTTCTTTCCCAGAATAACCAATACCAAGAATCCAATCGGCTTCTCCCTGTTTAGCTGTTTTAGCGTATGCCACATCATCCATTGTGAGATATCGCTTCCCCTCTCCAGACGCGGCAGCATGACACACTCCGATAACAGGACAGTATTCTTTAGCCAATTCCCTAGCCCACTGATAAATTTCTTTATAGACCAAGTCATCTCTGTCCTCTTTCCACCCCTTCAGCTTATCAATGGAGTCAAAAATGATCAGGCCCGGGTTATATTGCTTACAAATCATTTCTACTTGATGGCGATGTATTGATGCTTGATCATAGATTTTAATCCTTCCTCCTGTTCTCTTGAAGTATTCTTCAGTGTTGCGTTTCCTGTTTGCGAAGAGTTCATCAACAGTAAGACCCAATGTCGCCTGATAGTATCTGATCTTAACCCTATCTCCTGATTCCTCATTGTTGAAGTGTAGGATATACTTGTCAGAGTTACAAGCGTGTAACTGCTCTGCCATGTAACTCACTTCGCTTGCTAGAAAGGTGGTTTTTCCCACCTCTGGCCTTGCGAAGAGGAAACCAAAATCACCCTTTCGCAGTGACCCAAGCATTTTGTTGAGGGTGTGTGTTCTCCACCGCAACCCCCGTTCTTTGACTGTGTGCTCGAACAGGTCTTCGAGGTCATCTGAAACGAACGAAACTTCTTCAGGAGACGCAAGTGAGAGATCAAGTCTAGAAATTTTACTTTCAAGTTCAGCATAGTCTCTTTTTCCTTCACTAACTTCAAATGCAATTTTAGCTATCTCGAAAGAGATAGTTCTTTTTTTGTGCATCTCCAAAGACTGGAGAGCAATCTCTTCGTCTATTTCAGTAGAACGAAGTTTGTTAAAGACAGAGATGTAGTACTCTCTGTCGGCAGCTTTCATTGCAGGATTAGCGACGAAGAAAGCTGCCTCCAGATCATCAACTGAAAAATCTCTATCTTTAAGACGAGCATGGATATTATCTACAACAGAGAGAATTTTATAGATTTCAGGATAGTTATTTCTATAATATTCTCTATTGATATAGATATTATATTTATTATAATATTTATTATTTAATAATAGTTTTATAATATATAACTCTAGTATATTATTCATAGATATTTAAATATAATTATTTAATTATTATATATACTAGATTATATATTATATCTATATATCTAGATATAATTATATATCTATCTAGATATATCTAGATATTATATATCTAGTATATCACACTTCCGTCTTTATGTCAAGAGGTATTTCTTGATCTCGTCTGTACTATACTCCTTGGGGTCTAGAGGAGAAACTACCACGTCTACCTTGTCGAACAGCACAGAAGCCTTTAGAGCCGTTTTGCGGGCCTCTAGCTGCTTGTCCATATCTAACCATAGGGTCAGGTGAGAAAACCGCTCAGAGAGCGTTCTGATGCGTTTTAGGGGTATTGTAGAGCCAAAGATAGGCATGGCACTACACACCCTCGAAACCTTGATGGCGCTCACTACGTCTTCCACAAGCACTATCCTTTCTCTATCTCCTTGTCTGTTCTCTAGAATGTGATAGATATCCTCCTTGTATCCCCTAGTTATGTACTTAGGTCCAGAGTTCCCAAAGTTCCTTCCTTGCCAAAACAGCAGGTCCCCATTCACATCGAACACTGGGAACACAAGGAGAGGAGCTACTACCAAGTTTTTCTTTGCAAGTCTTACTCCTTCGTCTGACCACCCTATCCTGTTTCCGTGGATTTCCTTAATAGTGAGTCCATACTTACTCAACCAAGCCAGACCTTTAGGAGCAACACTGTAACTAAAATCATAAGGAAGATTAACATCACTCCGTTCCCTTTCTTTGTTATAGTTGTTATATAAGGAACTTCTAATATACGAAATCCCGTTAGGGAGTTCGATATATTTACACCCAAAGCACCAAGCGTGGCCGTCTGAGTACCTAGCCAGATTATCCCTTGATCCACAATTGGGGCAAGGTTCATGCCTAACGAACTCAGACATTTTTAAACCATTCCTTTAATTTGTTATACCAAGAAGGAGGGAAACTCCAAAGATTGATTGGCGGAAACTTTAGGTCTGGCCAATTAATCTTTGTCGTTGTCCCACGGGTCGATGTCGAAGTCATCGCTGTCCGTTTCGTCATAACTGATGCACCCATCCTCTTTTTCTAGATCGTCATATGGACCAATGTTTTGTAGATTATCGTAAGTAATAATGCCTGTGTCTTTTAAACAACTAGAGCACAAATCCACAAACTCATCAGTGAACAAGCTCCTTCTTGTCATTTCCCTATCTGTAAGGATTGCATTACAAGCTACACATCGCCCGCTCATTTTTATTCTCCTTTTTGTTGTTGTTCTAGAAATTTCTCAATTGCTTCTTTGTACTTCAGAACAGTAGTGCCTTCAATGCCGGGAGCAGAGTTTACTTCAAAGACACAAGCAAGATTTTTCTTTTCGTTATACCCTACGTCACAAGCGCCGAAGGTTAGCCCTACTGCCTTGATAGCTTGTTTTGCAGCTTCGGCGCAGCATTCAGGCAACTCTACACCTTCTCTGCAAAACACCCAGTCACCATGATTACGAATCTGATAGTTTACATCCTTAGCCTCCTTTCTTTTTTTCTTCTCCACAAAATCGATTACTTCTCCGTTGAAGACGTGAATCCTGAATTCTCGTTTCTTCTTAAAGTATTTTGTGTATAACGGAGCATCTGGCAATTCTTTCCCAGAATCTTTATTCCAGATAATAATACCACGTCCTCCTTTTCCTGTCAAGATAGTCCTACACACAACAGTATCCCACCCAGAAGCTACTTCCTTGTCTGTTGTCCACTCAGGACAAGGAACTTGATGTTCGCCGAACTTCTTGAAAGTTAGGAGCTTATCGCGGGAGATGGCAACACTTTCAGGCGTGTTCAGGATAACTTGGTTGGGCCACCTGTCCATCCACCAAGCACGCTTGCTATTGCCCCAATTGACAATTGGCCTCTTGAAATTGTTCCTGAACAATCCAAACTGTCTAACCCGTTTTATTCCAAGTGCTTCAGAAAGTTTTTTTGCTGAGCTTGAATTCATCTTATAAGGATACAAAACAGGTCGCCTCATTTTAAGCTCCTTTCACGAGGACTCTAGGGAACAAGGGGTGTGTGGTGTCCATTTGCTGAGCGATGGAACACTGCGGACAAAAGATAACTTTGTGTGCTTTATTCCAAATTGATCTTGAAATATCTTCACCTTTCACTTCAGATTTGCAAATCTCACATCCGTTATTTTTAACCTCTTGGATGTCCTTTTCAGAAAGGTAGTGCCCATTTTTTGAAATGTAATTTGTAACTGTGACAACATTTTCAACAGAAACAACGTATTTGATTTGAGAGTTTTTAGCTTTGTTTTCCCTAATTTTCGTGACAGTTCCTCGAAGGAACCTAGCCAAGATAATGTTATCTTCTTCTTTGGAATCCACAACAGAAGACACTTGATACTCACTAGACCACGGAAAAGTTCCTACGACAAGAACTTTCCCTTTACCAATTCTTTTTGTATCCACTAATTCAAAGTAAACTGTATTTCCTTCTCTGACAGGAGAATTCAAAAGCCTTGGCTTCTCTTTTACTACTTCGAGGGGTTTCTTTTCTTCTTCTTTGATCGGAGTAACTTCTACTGCCTTGGCAGGTACTTGAATAATAGGAATTCTGAATTTGTATTCTTTAACGTCCCAGTTGAGGCCGTCTTCAAAAACATCAACAGAGAACATTACTCCGGGGTAAACTTCTTCAATCTCAAGCCTGACTTGATTCCTTGCACTAATCCATTCCATAGCTCCCTTTTCAGAGGACAGCACAAGGATATCCTCATCCTCATTATATCCCATGAATAAGGGGCGTTCTTTGTTACGAATGAAATTAAGTCTTTCACTTCTTCTGTCATAAAAGACAAAAGCAAATGCTCCACTAATCCTCTCAAATACTTCTTCATAAGGGAGGTCACAAAGCAGAATAGGAACGATGCTGCTGTCCACCGACAGATTGTGCTCCTTCCACTGCGGAAATTCATAGTGATTGTGCAAAGTCCCGTTGTGGACAAGCACAATATCTTTATACCAAAACGGGTGGGCGTTTTCACTGTTAACTTGTCCGCGAGTAGCGGCTCTATTGTGACCGACAATAGACACTCCACGAGCCAAAGAATCGCGTAAGAAAGAAGTCCCTTGAGAGTTCCCTAGAAAGTTAAATGGGTTCCCGTGAACTTTGGCAATGGATACCTTTTTGTTTCGATTAATCGTAAATGCTCCCGTTCCGTCTTCTCCCCTGACACTATCCACAATCAGTAGTTGTTTAAAAATGTCCAGATGATAGGAGAACAGGCCACCTTTTCTAAAACTCGTAACTGAAACAATTCCACACATATTTACTCCTTTCTTAGGATTTAAACATCACCATTATCTTCTTCTTTTTTCCTCCTCTTTATTGCTCTCCTGTGAAACTCTGCGAAAGAGATCACAAGATTGTTGTTGTTCTCTTCACAATATTTAGTGAAATCTACAATAGAATTCGGGGGTGTCACACAATCTTTCACGTTGGAAATGGAACAAGAAAACTCTTTTTCAAATCCTTTTGTAGCAAGTAAAGGCAAAAGATTCCCGAAAATCCTTCCTAGAAAGTTGTGGTATTCGCTCTTCACATTCAGATTTACAAGGGTTGTAACTAGATTTTCAAAATTAGTTACTTCCATTGCCGCCTTTTTCAATGACAGAATTATATTAATCCAATTTACTATCAAGTCAACGTCTCTTGTTCCATACAAATGCCTGAATTCAACTGTTCCATACCTAAGAATTGGGAGAAGATTTAGACCGAGGTATTTTTTCCACTCTTCTATAATGGACTTGAAAGCATGCAAATCATCAATTATAACTTCTGTCAGTTCCTTGTTATTTATTTTAACAGCATTATAAATGTGGAGGAAATAATTCGTATTTTGAAGAGGAACACAAAAGATATTATTTTTCCTCTCTCTTCCAACAAATCTATAGAGAAGCCTTTCTGTTACATAATACAACAAAACAAAAGATACAAGCTGATTGATATTCATGTCTTGCACATTGACATGAATGTGAATTCCTGTTCTTGACGTGAATTGAGGCTCGTTCTCTTCCTCTAATGCTTCCATCAATCTATCGAGAGCAAATCTTGCATACTTTGCTGGGATTGGCAAAGAGATAAACTCTCTTCCCCAGTTCCTGAGAGAGCCGTCTTCCGTGATATCCCAAATGTTAAGTGCTTCCTTATTTCTGATTGGATTACAAATGTTTTCTACTTCTACCTCAATCCCAATGAAACAATCTGGAAGAGGCGAATTGTTTTCATAAGGAGCCCCTATAAAATCAACAGGTTTGCATGGAGTTCCTTTTCCGAATACCAGATTAAACGGAAATTCTAACATAGAGATTCTCCTTGTCAAAGAAATCTTCTGCTTCCTGTAAGAAGTTTTTGTGGCAAAGTTTGAACAATTCTTTTTCCTTGTCTAGCTCCCCTATAACGTTTTGCTTCCTCAACAACATAAGTTTAACCCCCTCATTAGGAGAGGGAACAAACGCATAATTACTATCTACTGCTGCCGAAAATCGCTTCTGCGAAACAATAGAGTTGATTGCTTCAGAAGCAGAATAGAATTTCTTGTTGAATGTTTCTAGCATCTCTGACATCGTCCAGCTAAAAGAAAAGCTCTTTAGATTATCAATTAAAGGTCGCACAGGAGCAAGATAACTATAGTGCAAATGCTCAACAAGCTGTTTTTGCGGATTTACTACATAATGGCTTGCTTTACTAAGGCCCCTCTTCCACTGTCTTTCTGCATTTCTTACAATATACAAAACACCATCTTTGTAATTAACAAATCCTTCTGGTGTTTTGTGCAATACATTCAAATACTCTACAGGAACTTCCGCAGAAGTTCTAGGATGATGATAAACAATCGCAAAGATATCTCCCTCCAAATTCATGTGGAAGGAATCAATATAAATCGGGACAATTTCATCTCCTTCTTTTGACCAGAAGGTAGCTTGTGCATATTTCCTTCTGTAGTCTTCTAAGCTTTCCTCATACATTTCTTTTCCTCCTTATTTCGGAATGATGAGAGAATATTTCTCAACAAAATAAGGAATGTTTTTCACTTTATTTTTGTTAATTGTTTCTTGAATCATTTCTGCATCTTCATCAACAGAGAAACCAGAATTGATAAAGTTAACTGCTTGCATCGTTTGGTCATAGACCATTTCCATCAATTCTTTAGACGCAAGCCAGAAGTTACTCAGACTCCGATATTCAATCCCATAATCCTTGTGGCGCATCGCTCCTGCTTTCCCGTAAAGTTTCCTGCGCTTTGTGTCTTTATCAATCAAAAGTGCAGGAATTCCTGCAAACACATCCATTGCTTTTGCAAGGGAATAATTCAATTCAATGGACTTCTTGATGGACTTAAATCCAATGTGAATGTGCCCTCCCGCACTTCTCAGAAGTTTATTGCTTGCTCTTGGGCGGGGATTAAGTTGTCCTGTCCAAGCATTGTAATCGGGATCACATCCGAAAACTTTAGCCAAAGGATGTTCAAGTTCTTCTGGAGAAAACTCCGCAGAAGCGGAGATATCAAGTTTCCATTCCTTCTCCCTTACAAAGGAAGAGAGAAAATCCAAAGTATATTGGACAGATTCCACAAATTCTTCCTTTGTCTTTGCTGGCGGAATGTTAAACTCTGCTGCTACATTGTCTTGCTGGATTGCAAATGCTCCGTTAAACTTAAACGGCATTGTTTTTGTTCCCGGGATAACCCCAATCGAGGAACGATACTTGCCTTCCTTGTCTCTTAGGAAAACTTCAGGATCGCATCCAATTGTTACGTTAGAAAGGATCATAGCAAATACTCCTTGATGAGGTTAGAGCAATATTCTACCCCAGGGTGACCGAGGGGCAGAAATTCAGGGTGCCCTTGAATTGCGAGGGCCTTTAGTTCCTCGAAGAATACAATTTCTGGCTCGATAACTTCTCCTTTCTCTTGTTTCGCTTCTGGAGGAAAGTAAACTTCTCTGTTCCATCCATCCAAATAAGTATCGCTTAATCCTTCTGTCCATGAAATGATCTTCTTCTTCTCTACATTCCACGGATACATCATTTGGTGATGAGTAGAAGAGATAGGAATATCTTTTCCGTGAATTGTTTTGATGTAGTGGCTTGCTGTGTGATTTGTTACGTGTTGAATTAATCTGCCACCAGCCGCTACACAAAGCAATTGAGCACCCCTACAAATCCCCAGAATTGGGATTTTCATGTCCACTGCTTGGCGCACTAGATCGAATTCTAGGGAATCTCTAAACAAATCTGGTGAACTTGTAAATTTACCCCTAGGCTCTCTATATGCCTTGGGATTAACATCTGTTCCACCTTCAAGGATTAGAATGTCTCTCGGCTTGAAATCAAAATCGTGGTGCCGAATGACGACATTCTTTCGTGTAATTTCTGGAAAGCATGAAGCGACTCCAAACATTCCTAAAGAGGTTACAAATCTCATTCCTTATCCTCCAAAAGTTTTACTTCTTCACAATATCGCATTGCGTCTTCAAAGTTATCAAATTCGGTTACATGCTCTCTTTCCTTAACACTTTCCATCGCCTTGTGAATAGACCACCAACGATAACGTCCCTCTTTAAATGGGACAAAAGGATGTTGTTTTTCCAATTCTTCTACAACATCCTTGAATGTTGCCCCTATAGGAAGAGTTTCCCAAAAATCTGGGCAAATATCGTGACAAGAGCGCTCAATGTTTCCTTGCAGTCTGTTTAGGACTGCATTGTCAATAACTGATACGTAGGGAAGAAATACGGGTTCCCTATGGTATTCAAAGGGAAGACGCCATAAGGTAGCAAAGAGAAGGATTTCGATTTGGGAGAATTGGGCGTCCAGAGTAACTGAAAGTTTCTGTTTTTCTTCATCCCAAGTTACTCTTTTCACCATTCGGGATGCTTCAGGAGTATTCAGCAACTGCTCTTGAAAAGGTTCTAATTTGTTTCCTTGGCAATAAACCCCAAGAGTGATTTCTGGATAATCACTCTTTCCTACTAGGTTCACCCAATCGGAAAAACAAACTCTTGGGACATAGGTTTTTCTTTTGAAATAGTAAAAGACGTTTGTTCTTTCGTAAAGGTCCATTTCTCGAATGTCCATTTATAACTCCTCTTTGATAAATCTCATCAAATCATTGTCCTTTTCTCCCTTAAACTTCCTTAAGGAATCCCAAAATCCGAGATTCCCCCGGTCTCGTGAAAAATAAATACAATTCCTTGCATAAGGGAATCTTGTTTCTCCCCTACTGCAAAAGCTTCCAAAGTTTTCTTCGCAATCGTCACAAAGGAATTTCATTTCGGAACTCCTACAAAGAAAAAAGCATGATCAGGAATACCCAAAAGAGGATTCCAACTAAAAGACCGCCAAAGAATTCTTTCATTTCGTTTTCTCTCCTTTGCAATACGGCCATTCGTAGATGGCCGAAATTTTAACAGGGACTTCATCGACCCAATGGTTACAAGGTTGTAACTTGTAGAGCCGATGTTTGCCGTGAACAATATCCACGGCGTGGCCTACCTTTGCGGATTTTTCCACAAAGTAGGTTTTTCTTTTTCCTTTGTATTTCACCAAGGTTTTCATGCTTATTCTCCGGTTAAGAAAATCATTCATAGTGAACTCTCGGCGGGTCTAAACTAAATCATGTCCCATATTCTGTGGAGAAGTCTCCAAAGTTCCCGTTCGAGCCGCCGCTCTTTTAATTCCCCGGCGGCAAAAGCCGACTGTATCAGAATACTGATCAGTTGATCAGCATCTGCGTTGGCGATTCTTTCGTTGACCTCTCGTAGCTCTTCCAGCGTCATGATCACTTCTCCCAACTGCAAGTCTTCGTTATGTGCAAACTAGCACGGGATGCGGCCTGCACAATTTCATGAAAATATCTTTTTCGATGCCGTGATTGTCTTTAGAATATGCAAAGGATTCAAAAAGAATCCAGAGAAGAATTGCAAGCAAGGCCCCGATAATAATAAAAAGAGGCCAATTTCTTTTCCCCATGAAAACAACAACCCAGCGCATTTTTGTCTCCCGTAGGTTACAAGGGTTGTAACTCATTCCCCCAATGAGGAATATCCCCACCAGCATGACGCCATTCTACGCCTTTCCCAGTCCCTTGTCAAGTGAGGAGGCAAAAAAAAGGGAAGCCTAGCATTTACTAGACTTCCCTAGTTCCGGGCATTCACGCTGCCGCTTGGGACAAGAGACTGCGAAGCTCCGCCTTAACGGCTTCTTCGTCATCCGCAACTTCCCCCGCCTCTTCGGGAAGCGTGAATTCATCAACAAGGCGAACAAGTTTTTCGCCAAAGACAGAAGTCTCCGCGAACTCACGGGCACGGGCGGCCAGAAAGAGGGCGGCAACATAAACCTGATCCGCCGTAAGGGACTGCATCACGGTTTCGATTTCGTCCAAAGAGTATTCCTCTTTGATGACAACCCTTTCGGGGACTTTTTCGGCTTTCCCGGTTTTCTCCGCCTTTTTGCGCCCGCCTTTACCCTTCACGTCGTGGAGTTCGGCCAAGTCTGAGCACAAGGCCATGATGGCGTGATACCCTTGGCCTTCACGATAGGCTTTTTCCAGATCGTCGAGCGCTACGGCGGCAACCCGGAAGAAGCGCCTAATTTCGGAAAGCCTCACTTTTGCCGCTTCTTCGGTCATCCCCGAAGCGAGAAGGGCTTCCTTGCATCCCTTAATGAATGCGCTCACGGCTTCTTTTTCCAATCCGCTTTGACGTATGACAGAGAAAAGTTCCGTAAGCCTCACCTTATCCGCCTTGGATTCGGCGGCAAGGGATTCTTCGATATAATGCTTGCCGCGGGCGGCCCAATCGATGTTTGCTTGCGCTTTCATGATAACCTCCGATTGTTAATGAACGAATGGCAGTTACAAGGATTGTAACTGGTGCCAAGGCCCTACCGCCTAGCACACGCCAACTATAGGCCAAGGCGGGATGCCTTGTCAAGCCCAAAGGCGATAGAATCTTTTTATGTTGCCCATAAGTAATTTTTGCTTGCCGCACCTATAATATGGGTCTATCGTGAGCATGCGCGCGCGCATGCGCGACATATAGAGGGAGTCTCGCCATGAATCTGTCCCATGACGAGAAAAAAGCACTTCTCGATATTCTTATCCCTCTGGCCATCATTGCAATGGCCAATGGGGACGAAGAAGCGGAAAGCAAGATTTTAGACTTGCTTGTCCAGATTTTGGGAGACAAGCAAGATTAGGGGCATTTATAGGCCCCATAAAAAGATTTTGCTTGTCGCAACGGGAAAGAATGCTATAGTGGGCTTACGCGCAAATGCGCGGGTTAACTTTGGGAGACTCTACCATGAAAGAATGCAAGATTCTCGATGTTTCTTATCCCGGCCAATCCTATGAGTTTTGGGTATCTTGTGGGGCTGTTGTGGTAACTTGTTTTGATGACGGCAAATGCCAATACCGGGTTTGGAAAGATGAGCCCCTCCCGGAAGAAACCCTGCCGTGGGAAAGGTTTTACGAGAAATACAAAGGTAACAGAGTCGTTGATCAGGCGGAGGGAGAACGTAAATATAGGTTGGGGCTTAAGTAAGCCCCTCCCCTCCGGGCGCCTTGTGGCGCCTTTTCTTTTTGTCCCCTATATTAGAATCTGCTAATATTCTTATTGGAAGTTCACTTTTGGCATAGGAAATTGGAATATTAGAGTGCGCTAATGTGCTGATTGTAGGATCGGATAGTAAGCACTCACTTTTTCTCCCCCTAAATGAGAATCATTCTCATTTGCAAATAATTCTCATTTACATGTCCAGATAGACTTAGTCTAAGACTCTCGATAAGAATGTCCCCACAAACAAGAATGATTCGCATTTAGAGGGGCTTAGATTCTTTTTTGATCCTGGGCGCGAGACTTCTTTTTATGGGCCGGGGGAGGGGAAACTCGCATGCTCGCGCAGAAAGTCTGGCACTCTCACCTACCGCTATTAGTTTTCAAAATCTGAGTTGGGGTCATATTCCATATTCAGAAATACCCCTAGGAAGCTCTAGGATTGCGTATAAGCGACGATCTACCCTTGGGATATACCACCCTAGCTTGGAACTAAGAAAATTCGTTCTAGAGCTTTCTGACAAGTCCTAGGGGCATATCCGCTCGACATCACGTAAAAACGTGACGTCTCGCTAACCTCTCTCGAAAGAGAGAGGTTCCCTATAAAAATAAACTTTCCCTATATATATTATATCTAGATATATCTAGATATATATCTTAGATATATAATATATCCTAGATATATAATATAACCTAGATATAATATATCTTAGATATATAACTAGATATATAAATATATATCCTAG